TGGGTTGACCGGTAGGTTGCCCTGAAGGAATACTGCTGGGTTGACCGGTAGGCTGCCCGGTAGGAAGTGAGCTGGGTTGTCCGGTAGGTTGTCCTGAAGGAATACTGCTTGGTTGTCCGGTAGGCTGTCCTGAAGGAATACTGCTGGGTTGACCTGTAGGTTGCCCTGAAGGAATACTGCTTGGTTGTCCGGTAGGCTGTCCTGAAGGAATACTGCTGGGTTGACCGGTAGGTTGCCCTGAAGGAATACTGCTTGGTTGTCCGGTAGGAATCCCACTTGGTTGTCCTGTAGGCTGCCCTGACGGAATACTGCTAGGTTGTCCGGTAGGTTGCCCTGAAGGAATCCCACTTGGTTGTCCGGTAGGCTGCCCGGTAGGAAGTGAGCTTGGTTGTCCGGTAGGTTGTCCTGAAGGAATACTGCTTGGTTGTCCTGAAGGAATACTGCTCGGTTGTCCTGTAGGTTGTCCTGAAGGAATACTGCTCGGTTGTCCTGTAGGTTGCCCTGAAGGAATACTGCTAGGTTGTCCGGTAGGTTGCCCTGAAGGAATACTGCTAGGTTGTCCGGTAGGCTGCCCGGTAGGAAGTGAGCTTGGTTGTCCGGTAGGTTGTCCTGAAGGAATACTGCTTGGTTGTCCGGTAGGTTGTCCTGAAGGAATACTGCTCGGTTGTCCTGTAGGTTGCCCTGACGGAATACTGCTAGGTTGTCCGGTAGGTTGCCCTGAAGGAATACTGCTAGGTTGTCCTGTAGGCTGCCCTGACGGAATACTGCTAGGTTGTTCTGTAGGCTGCCCTGTAGGAAGTGAGCTTGGTTGTCCGGTAGGTTGTCCTGAAGGAATACTGCTGGGTTGTCCTGTAGGTTGCCCTGACGGAATACTGCTAGGTTGTCCGGTAGGTTGCCCTGAAGGAATACTGCTAGGTTGTCCGGTAGGTTGCCCTGAAGGAATACTGCTTGGTTGTCCGGTAGGAATCCCGCTTGGTTGTCCCGTAGGCTGCCCTGACGGAATACTACTAGGTTGTCCGGTAGGTTGCCCCGAAGGAATCCCACTTGGTTGTCCGGTAGGCTGCCCCGAAGGAATCCCACTTGGTTGTCCGGTAGGCTGCCCCGAAGGAACCCCACTTGGTTGTCCGGTAGGTTGTCCGGTAGGTTGTCCGGTAGGAGGTGGTAGGTGTCTCCACCAGGTTACAGTATCAATAGTAGAAGCCCCTGATATAACATCTATATTGTTATCTCCATCTACATCTATAGCAAATATAGTAGATACTCCAGTATCGATTGTTGTAATTGTGTATTCTGTAAAACTCTCCGAACCATTGTTTTCCCACCAAGAAACAGTATTATCAGTAAATGTAGATGAAATAATATCAATATCACCATCATTATCCATATCTATAGCTATTATATCTGATACGCCCCCAGCACTACTGGTAATTACATGCTCGGTAAAACTCTCTGAACCATTGTTCTCCCACCAAGAAACAGTGTTATCAAGTTTAGACGCAGTTACTATATCCATGTCTCCATCACCATCCATATCTATCGCGATTATTTTTGTAGCACCATCAGCTGTACTCGAAAGTACATGCTCGGTAAAACTCTCTGAACCATTGTTCTCCCACCATGAAAAAGTATCATCTAGGTAAGCGGCAGTTAATATATCCATATCTCCATCCCCATCTATATCTTCTGCTGATACAAACCGAACACCAGCAGCACTACTTGTAATTACATGTTCTGTAAAACTCTCTGAACCATTGTTTTCCCACCAAGAAACAGTGTCATCGCGATTAGACGCTACTAATACATCTATATCTCCGTCATCATCTATGTCTGTTGCAAATACTGACCGAGCTTGTTCCGCATTACTGGTAATTACATGTTCTGTAAAACTCTCTGAACCATTGTTTTCCCACCAAGAAACAGTGTCATCACGATTAGACGCTACCAATACATCTATATCTCCGTCATCATCTATATCTATAGCAAATACCGACCTTACTTGGTCCGCATTACTGGTAATTACATGTTCTGTAAAACTCTCTGAACCATTGTTTTCCCACCAAGAAACAGTGTCATCGCGATTCGAACCAATTAATATATCCATATCTCCATCACCATCCATATCTATAGCAAATACTGACCTAACATCATCAGCTGACGTTGTTACAATGTTCTCTGAATCGGTTGTAAAATGTGTTGATGTTAGTAATTTTCTTCTGTTATAATCCGCCTCTATTTCAATTGATTTATATAATAAGAGTAAAATGGGTATTACATAATGTAATATCATTGATATAATATAACACATATTTTTATATTATACAAGTAAGTTATGTTTTTACACGCTCCCACCTTTTAATATGTTTTTTTTTGTCTTTACTTCTTTTAACATATACCCATCTGTTGTTTTTCTACGAACAAGCATTGTATTGTCGAACATATCGTCAATGGAAAGATCATTATCATAATTATGGATAGTATCGTGACATTTTTCACAAACTGACATTAAATTTGCAGGATGGTTTTTATGAAAACTTCCAATAAACCCATTCTTATCTGCATCTTTCTGGTGATTTATATGATGAATTTCGTCACCCAGTTTTTCGTTACACATTTCGCATTTACCGCGTATTTTTTTACTATTGTATCTAGTTTTATCATTGGACAATTCGCCGCGAGTATTTGGATAATATTTGTTTCTTATTTTGTAAGCTTCTTCCATAAATTCTTCTTCCAAATATAATGATTTACATACCTCAAGTCCATATGTTCTAGGTCCCGAACCTTCACGTAATGTACGGTCATATATTAGCTGGTCCGCTTCTCTGTCAAACGTGACTGACATATGATATGAATGTAAATTAGTTAAAGCACGAATTTCTTCAAAGTCTACTATTTCATGAAAATGAGTAGCAAAAATAAAAGAAGACTTGTTTTTATGTAATTTATTGAGTCCAGCTACAAATATACTCAAAGCTGATTCCATTTCGGTACCAGAGCATAATTCATCTCCTAAAACTAGACTGTCTTTATCTGCCATTTTCATTATTACCCGCAGTTCAGACATCTCAACCGCAAATGTAGATAGCCCTTTGAAAATATTGTCGTTACCCAAAATACGCGAAAATATTGCGGTATATGGCTTATACTTAAATGAACTACATGGAACATATATACCCGACTGAGCCATAATAACGGAGATTCCAAGAGCGCGTATTAAACTGGTTTTACCTACTGCGTTCGTGCCATATAATAATATTCCATCTTTACGTTCTTTCTTATTTTCATGTTTCATATTACCTATGCTAATATCATTCGTAACATATAGTTCATTTTGTTGTATATGCTCTATTAAACAATGACGTAAATCCATCGCGGTTACGTAAGATTTTTCTGCTTTATCATTGATTTCCGGTTTACAATAATTATACGTTCTTGCTACAAATGCTTTACATATGATGACGTCTAATTTCGAAATATATCCGGATAAACATTCTAACTGTTCGAAATGTTCGTAAGAAAATGAAGTGATTGTCTGTAAATACACTTTAGAAATAGTAGTATTAATCTTTTCCTTTGTATCAAAAATACACCGGATTATAGCTGTCAACTTAGAGAACTCGATATTCATATTACTTGAAGATGCCTTTGAGAAACAAATTTGACTCGATTTGACGACAATTTTATTAATATTATTATTGTTTTCCTTCTCGTATGTTTCCATATGAGTTTTCAATAATTGAGAGCGTTTATTAGTTATCTGTAAGAACGTTCCGCTTTTTTCAGTTTCGTGGATTCTTATATAATCGGTATCGCTATTTTTTTCATATTTCTTCATAATCATATTCAAATAGTTTAAAATGTCAGTGAAATCCTGTTGTGATTTATTATAGGTTTCAATTAGTTCATCCAATTCACTTGAAATGCCCGGCTGAATAATATTTTGTGGAAAAGTAGTCATAGATGATATATTTTTGCATTCGTCTAATACAAAGTGAGTTTTTAAAAATTGAGTAACTGCTTGTGTTTCTTGTTCTATATATAGGTTTGGTTCTATTCCCGAATGAAGACCCACAATATCTTTCGTCAAATAATGACACATATCAGGCAACTCCCATAGACATATATTTAATTGTTGTATTGTTATAATTCCGTAATATAGTTTATAAATGGAAGAAGGGTATATCTTTTTTACTATTAATTGACGACACATTTTTTCCATATCATGAATTTGTTTCAGTCGTCCACGAAAATGTTCTACCAATGCATAATTATCTTCCATTAAAAGAAGTTCGGTCATCATATACTCCATATTCAACCATTCACTATCAAATACTGGATTAGTCAAGTTATATTGGAATTTACGCTTACCCATAGGGGTACAACATTTATTCAATAATGTTAACACTGAAGATAGTTTTCCATACTGCTTACTTTCCATAATATTATCGTCAATTATATTTAACTGCTTTAATGTATGGTTCGCCAAAACCATTCTGTCAGAGGTATTATTAAATTCAGGTATAGATATCTTTCTCACCAATTCACTATTGTGTTCTTGGATAAAGTCTAGTAAATAACAAAATGATTGTGTTGCTATCGTATCTGTTTGAAATTCAATACATAAGTCATACGTATCTTCCTTAAAAAACGTACTCAACAGTTGTTTAATATATCTCTGTTCGCTACACCGTGATACCTTTAAGTTCATGTTTTCACCATTACATACACGATGAATGCTACTAGAATTAATACCCGAATATTGAATTATTTTATTTAAATCTTCATCCTCAAAAGGGGTTATCATAATAATTTCACTTGGTGAGTAAACTGAGATGTATCTTTCTAATTCATCAAAGGTTGTTGTATTCATATAAAAGGTTGTTTCATATTGAAAAATATACGATTTTCCTGTAAAAATATTAATGACTGAGATACCATAAACAATGGTATCACGTATATTAGTTGCGGTTTTACCCTTTCGTTTTACGGGTTTATATGTTTCCATCCAGATACACATTATATTGTTAGTCATGATTGGAGAACTATCTGTTTCACAAGAAATTAACGTACCCGGTGAATATACCTTATCTAACACACGAGTTACTACTTTTCCCTCTTTCTCCTGAATGTAGACTGGAATCGTATACCCATATTCAGTTAGACGAGATATATATTTATCTACCGTATAATCGCGAAATCCAGCCATTAAAACGTTGCCGTTATTATATGTTATTTTTTTCTCTGAAATATTCAATTGACATAGTTCAGCTACTTCAGATATATTACTCCCATTAATTTCATTGTCGCCAGTTTTAATACCATATATTTCAAAAAAAGCTCCAACTTGCAATAATACGACCATTTTCTTACCATACTCTTGACGATACTTGTCGGTTAATGTGAAATATTCGGTATATATACTAACATTACTTGTTGATTCTGCCTTCATACTTACTACGATGTTCTCATGGGTTATGTTTATATTTATTTTTTTAATATTTATTTTTTACTATTTATTCTACATAATTGTAAAGCATCATGATTACATCGCGTATGACGTTTAGTAGTACGTACCTACGTCTTCGTCGTCGAATAGCATATCGTAGAAAATACATACGATTTAATAGATAATCCAAAGTAGACACTATAGACCTATCCAATGTTGCCATTTTCAGAGCTATTTGTTCTACCATTTCGATTAGTATACCTGGACTACGTCTCAATCGAATATCGTTTGAAAGCATATACAATCCGTATAATATTTCTTTTATTTTGAATATAGTCTCCATATATGTATTTTCTGGGTATTCCGGTTCTGGTTCCGGTTCTGGTTCTGGTTCTGGCTCTGGCTGAGGTTCCGGTTCTGGTTCTGGTTGAGGTTCCGGTTCTGGCTGTGGTTCCGGTTCTGGTTCTGGTTCTGGCTGAGGTTCCGGTTCTGGTTCTGGCTGTGGTTCCGGTTCTGGTAGTGATGTAATGGGAGGTAGTACATTTTCTTGGAACTGTCCTATCATATTTCCGGGAGGTGCTGTATTCTGTGTGACATCGGCAATGCGCGTTTGTGGATTATATGAATACCCCATACCATATGTAGTGCTCGATTTCCAAACTAAACATGTAAAATGTCCGGTTCCAGGAGAATACCCTGGATTATTAAAATTATACAATTTTATCTCGTCATACCACAAGTCTATGCTCTTCTTTATTAATTCCATCATATTATTACCTTGACCTTGAAAATAAGCCAAGTTCTCCCCATACCTTTTATCGTTACTGTGTTGAAATAGATTATTACTCACAAGATAATACGAATATTCCTGTGAAAAAAGTGCAATGGTATCGTCCCATTTCATCGGAGGAGAACCATGACGAGCCCTATATGCATTTATATATTCTGTAATTTCATTTTGTTGGTCTCGAGTTATTGTTGGCTGTTCTATCGACATATTATACAATTTACGTACATTATATCATCCTAAATATTTTTATTTGTATGATTTTTGATACCAAGTATGGTAATGTAAATACAATCATATAAATATAAGTACAGTTTTTACAAATGTAAAATTGATTTCAACGAGTACATTACTACAAAAGTATCAAGATAACAAAATGGAGAACGACGAATACGACTACGAGAACTTTTTAGATATTGACGACAATGATATCTTTATACGGAAATACTCTGATGATAATATACCAATATACAACAAACGATTATCCCCGTCACCGGATTTGATTAAAGAACATGAAGAATATTATCATCAGCCGCTAGTAAAACGACCATATATGGTGTCTGTTTCATATAAAAAGTGCGTATTGTATACACAATTTACAGGAATTATTATTATGGTAATATTATGCGTATTATATTACTACCACCTTATTCATTACTATTGATGTAGTTATATAATAAGGTATCTGGATTATGGTTATGTATTTCCCCGCAGACTAAGGACATACTTTCATACATTTGTCGTAAAACATCATTGGGTGTTATTGACCCTACACGAATTATACCATGTTTAATCAGGTATTTTTTCACGTCTTGTATAGGGGTTTGTTTTAATAGTTGTTTCTTTGTCGAAACTCGGTTTCTTAGAGTTTTATTTGAAACCAATACTGATACTTTGGGTGCAACTGTAGACCGTCCAACCTTGTAGGTTCGTCGCAGCGTTTTTTTCCGCCTGAGTTTTTTAGGTTTGTTATTATTCGCCATCCGACTTAATATATCATTTCTCTGTTTCAATTCACTCATTTTTTTCATACCATCATTAATTCTGTTCTCGATTATACTATTCGTATTAGTTGTATTAGTTGTAGTATGGTTGTTTTCATACACGCTAGATGAAACGGGTTGTGATTGCGTTGATGTGCTATTTGGAATAGTAGGTGGTATATTAGAAACCAAGGGAGAACTACCGCCAATGTGGAGAGTTGGGCGGTTCGTTTGTGTTTTATTCAAATAATTTCGATATGTCGGTAGATTACCATTTTTTAAGCATCCGTACTTTGGTGTCGATACTACTTCCACTATGTCGTTTCTTGGTTGTTGAACGTTAGGTTGCGATTGATGAATATTGTCGGTTGGGTATCTCCGCAAGGTTGTATTTTTGGGAACATTGGTTTCATGTTTCTTTATTAATCTATCCAAATAATCCCGCGACGAAGTATCAAAGTTTCTATTAAATTTATCGATATTGTCTCTATTTGTATTTTGTATAGAAGGTGTCGGTGTTTGTGTAGTGGATTGAAGTGTAGTATTATTATTATGTAATCGTTTATATCGCTCTTCTTGTTGTTTTCTTATCATATTCAATAACGATTGTTTTCGCAAGGTTTGTTGTTTTCGATTAGCTACCGATTTTACCCGTATTTTTTCTTGGGGGGGCTTCTTTGATTGGGATTTTCTTGTCTTATTATTATTATTCGAATATGTGAACTCATTCATGTTGATTGATAGTATTTTATTATCACTCATCTATCTATTATTTCTTGTCGTATAATTATTGTTACGAAAAGAAATATCAAGTCATAACTAATATTCTAATTCCCTAAACATACTTTTTATACGTATAATGACGATATAAATATTTGTTTTTTATGCTCTTTGTTAGACAATAACATTTTCAGTCCCGAATTTAAATCGTCTTTGGTTATTTGTCTCTTTATGTTCTTAGATTTACCATATATACGTCGTCCATGACATATTTTTACATACGTTATTAAAAGTTCTATATCCCTTCCGTAACTGGTCAAATGGTCTTTATTTGCGTGAAACCATTTCTCATTTAAAATGTCGTCATCTATCATTTTCCAATCCTGCGAGTTTATTTTTCGTTCAAATATATGCATTAATTCTTTTGGTGTATACGTATCTATTGTAAACCGCCATATAAAACGTGATTTTAATCCTTGATTTGCTTTGAAAAATGTATTATTCAATTCGTCTTCATATCCTGCTATAATTACCATTAAATCATCTTTATAGTCACTAAGAGACTCACATAATACATCTAAGCATTCTTTTGAAAACGAATCGTTACTGTCATTATTTGCCAATGAATATGCTTCGTCAATAAATAAAACGCCACCTAGACTTTCTTCTATTATTTTCTTCGTTTTGATAGCAGTTTGACCTAAATACCCTGCAATCAAATCATTACGTGTTATTTTTTTAAAGGTATTGTTGTTTAAAAACCCCATCTTTGAATACATTTTTCCTATTATTTTCGCGATTTCGGTTTTACCTGTTCCGGGAGGTCCATAAATAACGGTGTGTTTATAATCTCCACCCGACGCACTCGTATGGAGTCCTTGTATAAAATATAACAACTGGTCCAATATGGACTGTTTCAGTGCTGTTAGTCCTACCATTTCATTTAACATGATAAGTTCTTCTTTAATCTTATGAAGAGATTCCAAATCAATATTATATTCTGTATCTGCTTGGTACTCATATGTGTCAATGATATGTAGTAAATCCTCAATCGCGTTTATTTCTATATCTATAGTTTCTTCGTTCACTTTGGCAGTAACTTGATTAATTGAAATGTCGTGTTTTGGTCCGTCTTGTTCTCTATGGTTCACTGGTTTCATTGAAAATATTGGACTAACGTAAGTATCGCGCGTTATGGGTTTATAATCGCAATCTATGGCTGGTATATTTTGCATATTCAGATTTAAATAATTATACCGTATAGTTTGTCTGAGTACTTCATATTCACCTGTAACAATGCTTTCGTTTTTGGAATAATTATCCAAGAAGGTAATAAAATTCGTATATTTAGTATTTGCCATTACCCAATATAAATCGTAACATCTATATTATTTGTGTCGAACAAAATAAAAAATTGAAACACACACATATGAGTATTATAATGTAATTTCAGTAAAAATGAAGTACGACTTAAAATCAGCAGTATCTTCCCAAAACCCCTTCGGTATGGTCGTTGACAACGACACCCATAAAAATGCTAGTTCAAGCGAAAGCGATAGTATCCAAGCTATCATCGCGGCAGAAAATGACAAAATAAATAAGAAAATCAACGATGTCATCGCAGCAATTACCCCAGACGAAGTCAAATTGTTAGAACATCTTGGAGATTATACGGAAGAACCATATAACCTCATTGAATCTTATTTTGACGGTAAACATTTGGAGCGTCTAGTTAGACATCAATTGGAATCATACAATAATTTTGTGAATTTTCAAATACAAAAAACAATCCAAATGTTTAATCCAGTTGTGATTCGGTCAGAGCATGACTATAATGAAAGTAAAGACAAGTATTTTCTCGAAGTATTCATTAACTTTACAAACTTTAAGTTGTATCCTCCTCAAATTCACGAAAACAACGGTGCGACAAAAACGATGTTACCTCAAGAAGCTAAGTTGCGAAATTTTACATACGCGTCAACCATGACTGTTGATATTAATATCAAATATGTGATACGCAATACAGAAAATATGGATACACCCAAGACGGTTGAAAAGATTATTCCTAAGATTAATATCGGTAAGCTACCGATTATGCTTAAGTCCTCTATTTGTGTTCTGACGCAAAACCCACATATTAGTCATCAACAATCGGGAGAATGCTCTATGGATTGTGGAGGATACTTCATTATTAAGGGTTCAGAAAAAACAGTTCTAGGGCAAGAAAGAGCCGCAGAAAATCGTATATATTGTTTCGACGGCAAGAATACGACAAAATGGAATTATGTTGCCGAAATTAAATCTGTTCCTGATTTTAAATGTATCTCCCCTAAGCAGATTGAGATGATGATTGCGAGTAAGAACAATGGGTTTGGTAACGGTATCTACATTACGATTCCTCGTATTAAACAACCAATTGAACTATTCGCAGTATTTCGTGCTCTTGGAGTTATTACAGACAAGGAAATTTGTAATTATATTTGCCTTGATATTAACGATAGTAATTTACAAGAAATTGTTAGTTTCATTCAAGCTTCCGTGATTGATGGGAATAAATACATGTCACAGGAAGTAGCCATGGAACATATTACTACATACGCAGCATACACCCCTATAAATATGGACCGGGAAACCGGACAACGTAAGAAACAAGAATTCGCAAAAGAAGTGCTAGAAACAGACTTATTTCCTCATTGCCAAACCGTAGACCAGAAAAAATATCTGCTCGGCTATATGGCACAAAAACTCATTAAAACCAGTCTTGGCATTTTTAAAGAAGATGACCGAGATTCATATACAAACAAACGCATTGAACTGACTGGCACTTTGTTGAACAATCTTTTCCGAAATTACTTCAACAAACTAGTAAAAGAAATGCAGAAACAAATCGTTCGTGAAATTAACAATGGTTCTTGGCGTTCCATGGAAGATTACCAAAATATTGTCAATACTACAAACATCTACAAAATTATGAAATCAACTACTATTGAAAATGGAATTAACCGTGCTTTATCTACTGGAGATTTCAGCATTAAACAGTCAAATAGCAGCAAAGTTGGAGTAGCACAAGTTCTAAACAGACTTACCTATGTATCTAGTTTAAGTCATTTGCGTAGAATCAATACTCCCCTAGAAAAGAGTGGCGAATTAATCGCACCTAGAAAGTTACATAATACCACCTGGGGGTTTCTATGTCCGGCAGAAACTCCAGAGGGTCAGTCGATTGGCGTCGTTAAAAATATTAGTTACATGGCACATATTACCATACCTACAAGTAGCGCGGCACTATATCAATATGTAGAACCACACATCACATCGGTCAACAATAGCAATCCAAAAGATATGCATGGCAAAGTCAAAGTATTCATTAATGGTTGTTGGGTTGGAACCGCACATAACCCAATCGAGTTGTATAACGACATGAAAGAAAAGAAATACAAAGGTATCATTAATATTTATACTTCGATCATCTTTAATTACAATACCCTGGAAATTCGTATATGTAATGATAGTGGTAGACTCACGCGCCCAGTTCTGCGAGTCAAAAACAACCGTGCTATTATCACTACTGACATTATTAATAAGCTATCTTCCAAAGAATTGTCTTGGAATGACCTGCTAACGAATTGTAAACTGGATGAATCTGTAATTGAGTACATTGACCCCGAAGAGCAAAACTTCTCTATGATTGCGATGAAGAGTAAAAACAGCTACTTACAAGACATCAATGCCTATTTCCAATATACTCACTGTGAAATTCACCCCAGCACTATATTTGGAGTGTTGGCGTCATGTGTTCCATATCCGGAACATAACCAAGCTCCCAGAAATACTTACCAATGTGCCATGGGAAAACAGGCTATGGGCGTATATGCTACCAATTACGACCAGCGTATGGATAAAACCGCCTATGTGTTGAATTATCCTACACGTCCATTAGTAGACACGCGTCTTATGAATTTTATCCACCTGAATCAAATCCCCTCTGGAACACAAATTCATGTAGCAATTATGACTCATACTGGATATAATCAAGAAGATAGTGTATTAATTAATAAGGGGTCTCTTGATAGAGGATTGTTCTTGGCTACAATTTACCACACAGAAAAAGATGAGGACAAAAATATCATACGTGACGAAATTATTCGCGGACAACCCGACCCTACCAAAACCAAAGGTATTAAGTTCGGCAATTATAGCAAATTAAATGCGAACGGATTTATTCCTGAAAATGAATTGGTTGAAAATAGGGACGTTATTATCGCTAAAACCGTGCCGATTAAAGAAAACCGAAACGACCCTATGAAAACAATCAAGTATGAAGACCAAAGCAAAACATTCAGGACTACGGAAGAAACCTATATTGATAAAAATTATACTGGTCGCAATGGCGATGGATATAATTTCGCAAAAGTTAGAGTACGCGCGTTAAGAAAGCCTGTACTTGGTGATAAATTTAGTTCCAGACACGGACAAAAGGGTACTGTTGGTAATATTATTCCAGAATGTGATATGCCCTTTACAAAAGACGGTCATCGCCCTGATATTATTATTAATCCACATGCGATTCCGTCCAGAATGACTATCGGACAGCTGAAAGAAACTTTACTAGGAAAAGTACTGCTAGAACTTGGAATGTTTGGCGACGGAACTAGTTTTGGAAATCTGGATGTTGCGACAATAGCTAAGGAATTACAAAATCTCGGCTATGAAAGTTATGGCAACGAACTGTTATACAATGGTCTAACTGGAGAACAACTAGAAACTAGCATTTATATTGGACCTGTGTTTTACCAGAGATTAAAGCATATGGTTACCGATAAACAACACAGTCGTTCTATTGGTCCTATGGTTAATCTAACCCGACAACCAGCTGAAGGTAGAAGCAGAGATGGTGGGTTCCGTATAGGAGAAATGGAAAGAGATGTTATGATAGCACATGGTATTTCTAGATTCTGCAGGGAGAGAATGTATGACGTATCGGACAAGTATAGTACGCATATTTGTAATAAATGTGGAATGATAGCAGCATTTAATGACGGAAAGAAAAGCCGTATGTATGATACTTCAGACTTCAGCGTTCATATGTGTAAAACGTGTGATAATCACGCAGACTTTTCAAAAGTAGAAATTCCCTATGCCTATAAACTTATGTCACAAGAATTACAAACTATTAATGTTGTACCTAGACTTATTACCGAATAAACCACTTAAACAATTTCATTGACTGTTAATATATATATATTATTTTCTTATGGATGAGTACATTCAAAAATTAATAGATATTCATAATGGTCTTTCTTTCTCAGATAAATCACAACTTAATATGGAGATACCCGAACAACTTATGGCAGTAAAACATATTACTCCCGATAGCATTGTATTAGAATTGGGAGGGTCAATTGGTAGAAATTCTTGTATAATAAACAGCATATTGAATACCAAAACGAACCATGTTGTCGTTGAACCATCCACAAAAGAGTTATCTATATTACAACAAAACCGAGATTCTAATAATTTTGGATTTTTTATTGAGAATTCGGCTATATCAAATGTTCCATTATATTCATTGAATTGGCAAACATATCCAACTCAGATACCTGGTTCGGTTGAAGTAAATACAATCGGATACAATGATGTTCTCCAAAAATACAAGCTTAAATTTAACACATTAGTCATTGACAATGAAGGTCATTTTGTGGGTATGTTAAAGGATTTTCCTACTATTTTAGACGGTATCAATTTGCTTATTATAGAGCATGATTTTAATACGGAAGATGATTTATGTTATTTTAAGAAGACGATGACTCAATCCGGATTTATCATGAAAGATATGTTTCTTAAGAATGAACGATATGGTCCGGGAATTAACTGGTCTGATGGATTAAACACTGACCCTGTATTCGTTTCTGTTTGGAAGAAATAATTATTATTTGGGTTTATTTTCGTATAGTTTTGTATCCACATAATACAAAACTATAAATGTTCGATGATGATGATTTGCCGCGAGTTGAGGATGGAACTAATATTAATGATTCACGACTTTCAAATGAATTTAACGGTATATCGTTCTCAAACTATAAAAAATTAAAGGTCAGAAATAATTTTATTGAAAATATGATTAAAGGCAAAATAGAGCCAGCGTGTTATTGGTGCTGTGAACTAATATGTGCCGGTCATTTTATGGATGTTTGGGAAAATATACTCCACTATGCTGGAAAACACTTACATATAGGGAATCCTAAAATCATTATTTATCTTGAAAAACGATTTTTGTTGTTTCAAAGCATTATTAATGAGGAAAGTGTATCCAGTCCACACCATTTACGAAATCACCCTACCATAAGAAAAATGTTTGCTGAAATTGTGGCTACCCTTACTTTATCTAATAGAAAACATAGTTTTGAACCTATACGAATCAAACGTAAAGAGGAATTTGATATGACACAAATCTCAGATAGATTGCACGCACCGTCAATGGAATACGCAAGTAACATCTTGAAGAAAAAAGACCCAAATGAACTTTTCATCCCGATTAATGAATTTTCATACCATTTATCCAAAGACAAAAAGGATACAATTAATGCGTGTTATTGGATTGAATGGCTTATCGAATTTTCGATTGTATGTAACAGCAACAAACACCCTTGTTTATGTCAACCGAGAGAAGATAATCCAGTGGAATCGAAATACCAAACGAATGTAGTATGGATACTATGGGACGTGTTATTCTACCATTGCTACGAACTTGGTAATAAATACATTGAAGCATTGTTAAATTCCCTTCATACTCTCTTTTGTATTAAATATACCACCGGGACCAATAAACGTAGGCGGTATTTACTGTATTTCGCAGTAGCATTATTAACAGAAGAAATACCCAATGATATTGAACTTATGCCGGATAAACCCACTATTATGTCAGTTTGTGACAATATTAATCTTATTTACAAACAAATTAAGAAAAAGGAACATAAACCTACAACGGACTACTTATTTGCTAACATTGAAAAGGAAACCTCATTGAACGCGTCTATGCAAAAAATGGATTTAGTAAACTCGGTTGAATACTAACCTCAAAATAATAATATCCAGATTATGTAAATGGGGAAAGATAATATTGGTAACCCGAAGGTTATATCGGTCAAGGTGCATTTGGTTGCGTACACAAACCTCAAATGAAATGTAAAGATAAGTCCCGTAATGATGCTACAATTGTATCTAAGCTTATGACGCGTAAAGACGCTAATCAAGAGCTGGGTGAATATAGTCTTATAGATTTTGCTGATGAAAAACAAGAATATTATTTAGGAATTCCGGACGATTGTAATATTGATGATAAGAACGCAGCAAACCTTATGGCTATAGCACAATGTAGAGGTTTCGAGGCGAATCAGGTTGACAACTATAAGTTATTATTGATGAAGTATGGAGGAAAAGACTTGGACGACTTTGGGAGAGAAGTAAAAAAATGGAAAAAGACACCTGAAAACATTAAGAAAATAGAATTATTCTGGTTAGAAGTTAGCCGATTATTTCGCGGTCTGAATGCGTTAAAAAAAAATGGTATCGTTCATCACGACTTAAAACACCCAAACATCGTGTATAATCCGGAGTCGAATCGAATTAATTTGATTGATTTTGGATTTATGACTGATAAAGACAGCATTATTAATAAATGTAAAGATTCCGACTACTGGCTGGCACAAAAACATCATTGGTCTTTTCCTATTGAGATTGTGCTATGGAATAAGAAAACATATAATCGATACGCAAATGGGACGGTATCGAAACTATCAAAGGACGTTTCGTCTGTATCAAATGAAATATCAAACCAAATGGGATATTTTTTCGATTGTATTACTGACTTCAAACCTGGGACTGCTGAATATAAAAATATTACCCGTAAAACGATTAAACAGTTTTTTAACCTATCGATGAATCTTGATAAGCAGGAGTATAACAAATTTATAAACAAATCAGTTGCAACAGTTGATAGCTATGGCACTGGAATCGCATTAATGTATATGTTAAAACTATCAAAGCATTTATTACACCCTGATTTCGCAAAACGGTCATTTCTTTTATTCAAAAATATGGTTCATCCCAATCTGTATTCTCGTTATGATACTGATATGTTAATGAATGAATACGAATATCTACTTAGCGAACAAGGACTGTTAAAAAAACATAATATGAGATTTGATAATCACCGTTTAGTTGATGGTGCTGAAATACCATCTGTCCTTGAGAAAACCATCAATCTAATTGTTAAAGATACAAGTAACGTTTCTAAATCAGACTTGAAAACTATTTCTATAAATAACGACCCTATACGTATTTGTCCTCCAGGAAAAGAATACAAGCCTTCTACCAAAAGATGTGTGAAAACATGTAAACGCGGATATATTCGCAATACCGATTTTAAATGTGTTCGTGATAAAAATCGCAAAACCGTTAAAAAATGTCCGATTGGGAAAGAACTTAATCCTAATACAAATAGATGTAGAATTCAATGCAAACCTGGCAAAATACGCAATGAAAACGGCAACTGCGTCAACTTGAAAGGTAACCCGTTTTCTTTTCAGTCGATGTAATGTGTAAATTATCTTTATGAACGATTGTATTACTCATAAAGATACGGATTTAAAAAGCGGCTCCAAATGAACCTCCCAAAGCACCATTTGCTGCCATAGGACCGAATGACATACCCATGTCTTGTGGTGCCATTTGTTGCTGACCCATATCAGGTCTGGCAGTGGCTACAGGGGCAGGGGGGAAAGTTCCACCTTGCATCTGGCTATTGTCTAAATTATCTGCCTGACTTGGGGCGTGCATTGTGTGTTGAGATACACGAACGTTTTGTTTTACATTCTGCTTGGTCTCTTCGGTGGAAGGACCATTCCATAGTTCAACTACGCGGTCGAATAAAATATTTACTTTAAGACCCAACTTTGTCTGAATGCTTAACACAATAATTAAGAATGCCAAAATTACGTTTGTTAAGGTCAAGTTCTCATACTTAAACCCACTGTAAGTTGGGAAATATGTGATAGCACGGTGAATAATGATAGCACCGCAAAACATGATTGTCAATTGAATGAAGATTTCGGCTAAAAGTTCTAAAGCTGACTTCTCTGGGTCCGCCTCTGGGATAAAACGCTGAACCATTTTATTCAACATTACGATTGGGACCACACCCATTGATGAATATTGGATTACGTTCAATAATTCGGCTTGTCCCTCCTCCGTTGTGGAAAACACATGAGATAAAAAAGTCTTCTTTGATAAATCTGAGTCGTTGATTATTTCCATTATAGATATATAATTCACATAGAAAAAGATATTGATGTAACGTCAGTTTATTTTTATACTTTTATTGAAAACAATATAAAAAATACTTTATACTATTACTTGTGTAGGTTATATACACAAGTAGGTGTGCCCTGGTTTAGCTCAGTTGGTAGAGCGGACGACTGTAGAAGTATATCTTTATTTATATAAAGCTGGTATCGTCAGGTCATTGGTTCGAATCCGATAACCAGGAAAAATTATAATAACTTACCTTTATTATAATTTCAACTATTAATATTCACAATTCACCTGACAGCTATCCGTTGTTCGTAAGCAGTATTCAATCTGGTATCCGATAGTGTACCTTGCTGCTAATGTAGCGATTCGTTTTTTTTCTGTATCTGAATATACAAGGTCATCGTTTAATTTGTTTACAACGGGGAGACTTTTATCAAATACTTTTGTAAATGCGTCTAATATTTTGTCATTTTGTTCTATCTTATCAAATTCATTGATAATTTCTTCAGGTATTTCTTTTTTCAATAATTCCATGTTCTTTACTAATTCTTCATAATGGGTTTCTTTATCTAAACTATATCCTATACAGTTATCTTCATAATATAAACATTCATCTTCATAATAGTCATCTTCTATGGCGGCTTCAATATGTTCGTCCTTACTTTCATGACAATCATTACAATAATCACTTGTATCTATCTCTGCTACGCAGTTACAAACTCTCCAAGAGTAATATACTTGTGGAGTTACATTTATTAAATTTTCAATATCACCGCTATCTTGAATACCAAACCAGAATTTGCCTTGAATATCGCCATCGTAAAAACGTCCCATAGTTCGTTATGTCATGTTAGTAACTTGTTAGTATGTAATTATTCAATTTTTGACATACATAGTTTTTGGGAAAAAGACATAAATATAAATCTGGTATTTTAGTATACATTAATTAGTATGTTGAAGAATGTTGTTGAAATCAATAAGCACAAGAATCGTGACTTGTCACAGCCTAAACACGAAGAATACCAGTATCTTAATTTGATTCAAGACTTACTAAATGAAGGTTCTATGCAAAAAGGAAGAAATGGAAATGTTAAAACCGCTATCGGTGCGGCTCAGCATTATTCATTAGAAAATGGAAAAATTCCAATTTTCACTACCAAAAAAACTGCTTGGAAAACTTGCCTTAAAGAATTGCTATGGTTTATTAAAGGTGATACATCAAATAAGCGGTTGAATGATGTTGGGGTTCATATATGGGATGGAAATACCACCAGAGAATTTTTAGATTCAAGAGGGTTACAGCATTATGAAGAAGGGGATGCGGGAAGCCTTTATGGATTCTCGTGGAGGTTCTGGAATGCACCATATAAGGGTTGTGATGCTGATTACTCTGGAAAAGGAATAGACCAACTACAAAATGTAATAAATACATTAAAAGACCCAGAACAAAGAACATCACGTAGAATGGTAATAAGTGCTTGGAATGTTGAACAATTAGACTCTGGTTGTTTACCACCTTGTCACGTAATTATGCAATTTAATGTTATTGATGGAAATAAATTAAGTTGTTGCATGATGCAGCGTTCAGTTGATGAAGGCTGTGGCGCGAGCTTTAATGTCGCATCGTATAGTTTTCTTACGCACTTACTCGCTAAGCATTGTGACTTAGAACCTTATGAATTTATACATTATATGAATAATTGTCACATATATGAAGAACACTTAGAACCACTGAAAGAACAAATTACCAGAACACCTCACGACTTTCCTACTTTAACAATTCTAAATAAAAGGGATAATATAAATGATTATACAATTGATGATTTTAAAGTTGAGAATTACGTTCACGAAGCACCCATTAAACTAAAGATGGTAGCATAACTTCATCTATCTTTGTATCAGCAAAATTGTAATTATCAAATATCTGGAATTTATTATACAATCTATTACCAATAATAGATTTTGATATCCCTAATTGTCTTGATGCTTCGGCAGTTGATTTGTATAATATACCATCTATTATTACTTTTTTAGACATAGGGGATTCTCGTTTTTTTGGTGGTTCATTTATAGGAATATTTGATTTTAATCTATTACGAATAATACCTGTAGATACTCCTAATTGTCGGGATGCTTCTGATGTTGATTTGTACTGTATTCCATCTATTACAACTGGTTTAGAATTTGGAGATTCTCGCTTGTTTCTTGCTTCACACATTTTTTGTCTTGTTTCAGCACTTATTGATGTATTGTGTTTAGGTTCGTTTTCTACATAAAAATAATTTGCGTATAAAGGGTTAGGTGACTTTATGCGATGTAATATAGTACCGGTACATATTCCTAATTGTCTTCCTGCTTCTGTAGCTGATATATAAGTCTCTTCATTAATTATTACTTCTCTAATATTTGGAGGTAATCTACCTTTACTTATTTCTCTAACCTTTTGTTTAGTTTCTTCGCTATGATGTTTTCCGAAAAAAGGGTTTTTTTCACCTAACCGTTCACTTGCGATAATCGACAATTTTTCTTTTGTTTCTTGAGATGCCTTTTTTCCAAGACAATATGTATTACCTTTATGCATTTCTGAATATAATCTTTTAACTTCGTCAGTATGGGTTCTTCCATACATACCATTTTTTTCTCCAGTTTTCGTACAAAATCTTCGTTTATACTCTTCCGGCGTTAATTCGCTATTTCTCTTCTTTTGTTCAATTGCTCTTTTTTCTATAATTTGTTCCCGATCTGGATGAAAAGTTAACATATCGCCCCCACTACTATTATAGTGTAAATTGTATAATTTATCTCGTATAGTCAAATCTTCTAAGTAAGAAAGTTCAATATTTTTTGCTTCTTCTTCATTTTCACATTCTTGTAATATTTCATAATCAAAACAGTCAGACCCATATTTCTCATATGCTCGTTGCATACGAATATTGCGATGACTCCCACGTGTCAGTGTGCTTTTATGTGTTTGCCATCTCTGTTTAACATTACAACTATATCCAATATAATACTTCCCCTCAGGACATAAAGTATTCGTAATTTTGTAAACGCCAATGATTGGTTTTCCCATTCTATATATTACTTAAAGATATTTCTTTAAGTAATTAAATTCACATTTTATTTATTAATTCCCTAAATATTTTCTATTTCTGTATTCTGCGTTTTTTCCTTTCTTTTCAAATAAGCTCGTTTATTATATTCTTTTCTTTGTTCGGGTGTTACTTTTGAAACATAATTTGCTTTTTGTTGACATTCTCTTACCTTTTGTTTCACATATTCCTTATTAGCTTCATAATATTTTTTATTCCTTTCAGGAGCAGTATATTTTTTCAAATGTTCTTTCGTAGCACTTAACTCTTGTTTTGTAGCATCTAATTCGTCTTGTAATTGTTTGATTATTTCATCTTTATCCATTTCGTTATTATACATATATCCAAATATTTATATATTTTTACTAACTAATAGAAACAAACATTGATATACATACATAAACAATAAGTCTATATATATGTATATGAATTTCATTTCTATTGGTGGTTGGTGTGGCACAAAAATTGCTCTTAAAGAGTTAGGTTTATTTAATGAAGCATCATTACCATTTGATAGCGTAAGAACTTCTATTGAAGGAATTATAGATTGTATTGAAAATAATTTTCAAAATTATTTTCCAAAAGAAATAAAAAAAGATAATAGATTTTCAAATTGGGTAGGTTTTATTGGTGAGTATATAGGATTTTATCATCATAATCATAATTTGTTAGATAAAAATGTTATTGACAGTTTTGAAAGAAAATTTATTCGGTTTGATGAAAAAATAAAAAAAAATAATTGTGTATTTTTACGAACAATAGCAAGAGAAAAATATGATGATGAAATAAAATATTATAAAAAATTACAAGATGTAATTGATAAAAAATATCCTGATATTTCTTATATTATTTGTTTCATCATTCCTAATCAACCAAATACACAATATTATAAACATTTAGACAACCGAACATTTTTATTTACACTAAATGATAAATCAGGCGATAACAATAATTTAAAAAACGAATACAAACCTATTTTTGATTTTATTATAAATGAAAACTTATTTATTAATATACCGAATTCAAATGATATTGAAATAAATGATGATCTATCAACCAGATTATGGTTAGTGGATGGTTATCCAATGGTTAATTTTATTGAAAAATAATCGTTTTTCTTTTTTCGGGACTGACAGATGATTGATTTTATTTTCGTTAGTATACATATATCCAAACATTTATATATTTTTTCGTATTTTATATTTGGATATATGTATAGTAACAAAATGAAACAAACCAAACAAACCAAACAAACCAAACAAACCAAACAAACCAAACAAACAAAGAAAAAAGGGGGTAGTATAACCACCAAACCAAAGAGAAAAACAGTCAAGTCAAATCGAACGAAAACTATTTCTAACCGTTATCGTGATAAAGCAAGTGAATATTTCAAAACCAGAATGGGTTCTAATGACATCCCGGTATTATCTGCGTTACGGGCGTTTACGCCTTTGAATAAATATACAGATGAGTATTTAGAAAAGATGACAGACAAAGAAATCCGAAATATATATGATGAATTTAAAATTAGAACATCATCTAGAGTAAAACGTAATAGATATATACGGAAAGGTAAACCGCTATCTGAAGATTTATTCCAATACCCAAAACAACAATCGTCCAGCAAATCCGAACATCTTCCTTATCCATTTAGTCCAGGAAAAAGAAGTGACGAAGAAGAAATAAAGATACTGGAACGGTTTGATAATGAATCTAGGTCTCCATATTCAATCAATAACAAGCTTGATGGTGATTTATTTGACGGTGATTTATTTGACGATGTAGATTACCGTTAGATTACCTCTTGTGTATTATATACAAATATTCTTTAACTGGCTTGTATTCCGCGGTTCTCTTATAATTACTAATCCCCTTTAATCGGTTATACGTTTTATGGTCTATCGGTATTTTTTTGACATCATCACTATGTCCTTTTACTAATTCATCCATATCGGGTATGGATATAATTCCGCCATCATTATACGACAGCATTATGTATTTTGCTTTCGTATTTTCTAACAAATCGTTCATCGCCTTCTTCGCATGTATACTACTATTATATAACGATTTTGTACGTGATGATGACTGTCCGCGATTGGTATCCGGAATTTCCGCATTCTTATCCCAATTGTTGATTACATCTAACATGAAATAATAGATATTATATGGATGCTTATTATAAGGCGGGTCATAATAGACTACATCTAACTCACCTACATCTTTCGCCCATTCATTTACGTCTTTCTGACTTACATTGACTTTACATTTGCTTGGGTCTAATATTGGATATGGAATACGAATATCTTGAGTAATACGCTTGACATCAGTCTTCGTTTTACCACCATATTCCCCCTTTTTACCGTCTTTGTCTTTGTAATACGCCGAAAATTGTCCGTTTGTATTGTTGTGAATAGAACACTCCACTAACAACGGACCCAACAAATAAGGTCTGTACTTTTCGGGTATTGTTTCTATATAATCACGTATAATATCTATACGTTTTCCGTTTTTGCTTGTATAGAATGCCCTCTCGTTCTCCTTTATTTCTTCACTTTCTGGAGACCAATGTTTGGATATCCATCCACCATGTATCTTTCCAGACATTTCATCATCTGCCTTCTTATTGGCTTGGTCGATATATTCCTTTATTTTGTGTATTTCAGACTTAGTTGGACTGGATAAATAACATGAATTCAATGTTTTACTGTATCCCGCCAAATCATTCGCGTATAATTCGGTTTCCTTTGTCTTAAATAAACGACTAACAACTCCTGAACCTGAAAACCCATCACCTATTTTAATTTTGTCTTTTTTCATCGCTTTTTTAATTTCATCAAGCTCATCACTTATGATATTCAATAGTTTGCGTTTGTTACCCATATATGTA